GGGCCCCAGTTCTACAGTCGCATTTTAACTCTACTAAGTACGGTACTTAGCAAGAGTTTAATGTGATTGTTATGCACCTACGCCGAGTCTCCGTACTCGACAGTGCAAAAACGAACTGTGGGCCCCCTTCATTTCTACTATACCAATAGTAGAACTCTCTTCTTTTGGAGGTGTCATAATGCGCACCCGTGTTAGTAGCAACATTCAGTACTCACCTACTCCGTTATACGCCATTGGCGATATACGAAGTACGTGTCAGAACTCGTCTGTTGCCTACAGTGGGAAGCAATCTACTATGTCTGACATGAATAATTCATCTACTTTTAAGATTAAGTCGATGGTTACAATGTCACCGTGTAGCTTGCACCGGATTGAGAGAACTGCTGAACTTTGGCCGAAGCGCACTGGTAAAGCCTGGAATTTCTATACAGGTAGCGGCAGTGAAGCAACGGTTGAGTTTGGTGGTGATTTTGCCGGGTATTTTGCGTACGGTCTGCCTAATCAACTTCAAGTTGACATGGAAAACGCTGAAGGTGTTGCCCTTATCTCTGCATATGCAAAGATGAATGGTAGTGACACAATCGGTGTTGAGCAAATGCTCACCATGAAGCAGACGATCGGGATGATCCGATCACCTTTCAAATCGCTCTCAAAATTCATCGCCAAAGCATACAAAGCCATGGCGAAGAAGAGAGTGACAGTCGAACGTACCTTCCGTAGAGGCCGCAAAGTCCTTAAACTTCACAAGGCAAAGCCGGCTAGCTACAAACTGCTTGAGAAGAATTATCTTGCTGAACTAGCAAATATTCCATCAAGTTGTTGGTTGGAACTTCGATATGGTATGATCCCTCTGATGCTCGATGTCGAATCGCACATCGACTATGTTTCCCAGAAACTCAAGGAACAAGAGGTTCATGGCCAGAGAAGAGTTGCAAGAGCCAAACCAAGCTCGTCAGAGAAAACTGCGAGTTGGTCTGGTCTCGTTGGGTGCGGGCTCGAGGGTGTCTACGAGCCTCGCGTGACTGCCGACTGGAAAGTGGCAAGACGCGTCACCGCAGGGGTAGTCTATACGGTTTTTCCGTGTAGCAATATCGATCAGTTAAATGCGCATTTGGGGCTTCGGCTCGCAGATATGCCTGCGACTGCATGGGAATTGATACCTCTGTCATTTGTGCTTGACTGGGCAGTAAATGTTGGGGATTGGCTAAAGGCAATTACGCCCCAAGCTAATATCCAGCCTCTGGCTAATTGGGTTAGTACAATCGAGGAAAGGGAAACGACGATTTCTGGCGTTACCTTTCATACTTATCTCGGTTGGATGACCAATACCAGAGTGGATTTTGACTTTCCTTCAGGATGCGAGAAAGAAACCTCGTATACCCGGACTGTCAATACCAGTCTATCGGCACACCCACTGATTATTGGGCGACCGCTCAGTGATCTACACCTTGGAGATGGACTTGCACTTATGACACAGAAATTTGTGAAAGAAGTCAAGAAGATTTTCAAGTAACACGCCCAAGGAGGGCTCTACCATGTCTGTTAAGACATTTTTGCTGCATGATACCGTGACGACCGATGCGGTCTTCGGCGGCGCTTCCCACCAGCTTGGCGCAGATGGCGCCGTGGTGACAAACGGATTGCATTTAGTTGATGTAGCGACCGATGTTGAATTTTATGATCGCTATCAGGCGACGCTTAAAAACCGTCCGTCTGTACTCAATGTGAAATCCGGGGCTTTCAGTAAGGATAAGCGGTCTGTTTCAATCGCAAGGCCTTACGTTCCTCAGATACAGGGTGTCGTCGCGCTGACTACGACTACATTCAACGGTATCCGGATTGAGCTCGAATGTCATCCCCTTGCGGGCTCCCAGATTAACAAGCTGCGTGTTATGGCAGCTGAGTTTCTTCTGAGCACCGATGCGGATGCATTCTGGAACCGTGGAGTCATAGATTAGCGACTCCGCACAACCTCTCTACAACCATATAGGAGGCAGTGTGAATAAGCCAGTGGTAGGTGCAGAGACGAAGTTTTCTGCAGAAGACATGATGCTCAAAACGGCATCTTGTCTGGTCAGCGATCTCCAGGACTGCCTGGGCGACCCGGGTGAATTTTACTTGTTTCAGGGAGCATTGAGAACCCTAAACATCACTCGGATCCGGGAGTCTATACCTACACAAGCAGAAAATGAAGATGATTCGTATCGCTTCAAAGCGATTTATCAGATTCAAAACCTGCTAAAGCGTTATAGGTTCCAACAGGATACCTTTTCCGAAGATGAGTTAATTGCAAAAGCCTGTAAGGGCTTCCTTGCAACTCAATCTCGGCTGGCTCTGTTGAAAGAACGGCCTCGAAATTCGTTTTATGAAGCCGTTTTAGATACAGCGTCTGACTACATCCACAAAGTACTTGGGGTGTATGATGCAAATGAGCATCAAAACGCATGTAGGTTTGGAAATGGTGCATCAGTTGGTGTCCGCTCCCGCTTAGCGTGTGAAGCTGCGCGTTGGGAGTGGCCCATTTCTGGTTCACAGGAACAGACGAAGTGGTTCTCCGATTTTGTCGTGGAGAGCCCTCATATCATGCGTTATTGGTATGAGCGTATGAACGCTCGGGGTGAGAATGATCTTACTTCGCAGCCATACAATGTCGTCGATTCCCTGACGATGACGCTTGTCCCCAAAAGTTTTAAGGCCTTGCGCAGCATCGTCCCAAATACTACCATCGGAAGTTTCATAACCGACGGCTTGGGCCGAATGATCCAGCGAAGGCTGAAGCGAAATGGGTACGATATTACGCAGCTCCAGATGGAGCACCGCGCTCGTGCTTGTCAGGCGTCTATCCATAAAATGGATGTGACACTTGATTTATCAGCTGCATCTGATTCTTTATCAGTGTCGCTGATGGAACGATTACTTCCTCACGATTGGTATACAGAGATGTGTGCTAGTCGTATTGGAGTCGTAGTCCTCCCTGATGGTTCATCGTGTGAAATGGAGACATTCTGCACCATGGGCATTGGATTTACATTTCCGCTTCAAACTTTGGTATTTCTCGGATTACTTAAAGCAACAGAGAAGTGGACGGATTCCTTCCGAAAACGGAACTGGGCTCATATTACGGTATATGGGGATGACATGATCTTTGATCGTGGAATCCTTCATAACGTAAAGCTGCTTTTTAGTTACACAGGCCTCGTCATCAATCTTGATAAATCTTTTGACGAAGGTCCGTTCCGAGAGAGCTGTGGTGGAGATTTCCATCACGGTTTGGACGTACGCCCCTTTCAACCTGAAAGTGGCGATGCACACGTAGGAAAATCTGCCTACGAAGCTCTGCTATACAAGTTCATAAACGGCTTCCGCCGTCGTTGGACTGAGCAGGAGATCCCTAGAACTCTGAATTACCTTGTGACACAGTTAGGTAACCTCGGCATGGAGATAAAACTCGTGCCCAGTAATTATCCTGATGTTGCAGGCGTTCAGTGTTCGGCTTACCGTAACCTTCCAGCCTTTTTGGAAGGTAGCCGATGCGCAAGACCCAAAGTAGTAGGTAATGGCGTAATCCGATTTTCTTACCTCAGGCTTACGCCGGAGGAAGCAAAGGAGGAACGCCATGACCCTTATTACTGGGTTGCGCTGGGTGGCAAGAGCTCTACCACTGATAGTCAATGTTTTGACATCACTAATAAGTCTCTGCCGCAAAAGTCCACCTCCCGATCCGCCACAGCCCTTATAATTGAGCGTTTGTGCGGTTGTGAAGGTGAGAATGGGGGCCTTCTATCGGAAAGTTTCCGGAAGGTCATTCTCGGGCAGCACCCAAGATTTTTGGGGCCGCCACAGCAAGTGCGTGTTGACCTAGCTACGTATGTGCCTGTTCGGCATTCTGGTAGCTACACGCGTCATTTGGGATCCACATGTTTTTGGGATCCATAGAGGGGTATTAAAGTCACACGACTATCCCTAAAACTAAATCTTAGAGAATTGGCCTGAACACCCAATTTTACTGAGTGCCCCC